GTTTATATTGTTGGTATTCAAGATCAACCTTATGACATGTTAAATCGACTACGCTTAATACCTGATGTGATATCTCAAGAAAATGTTTTTGAAGATGTGCAGGGGTAGGTGAAGTGTCAGGAAGGGTTTACCACAAGTAATTGCGGTGAGAGCGTTGTTTGATGGGATAATTCGATGACATTTTAGGTTGTTTTTTTGCGTTACCACACACTATTTTACTCCTTAGCGAAAATTTGCGTTAAAATCATATGAAGTTTTGCAGTCTTAAATCTATTAGAGTGACGCTGTAGTAGTCGTTTGCTTGTGTTGTGTGGTTTGCGAAAAAGTAATGCGATTTTGGTTATATTTTAAAGCAAAAGCTTGTGGTAAACCTTTGGTAACCTTTGGTAATACACCCCCTAATACAACCAATTTTACCACAAGAAAACAAGTCAAGAATGTCAGTAGCGTTATTTATACAGTCATACATGGAGTATATTTCTTAGGTTGATCTGTGATTTATCTGGAAATATGTAAACGTTTTCTGCCTAAGATTTGAAAGTCTAGTTGTGAGGTTTGGGGATTGTGATTTTCTGTACCGTATTTGCTGTTGTCTGAAATGATGTCTATAGAGCCATCTAGCTTAAAGTGTAGGCTTTTGACTTTAAGCATGCCATCGATGCGAAGCGCATAGATGCCGTCTTCTGTACTTCGGCTAGCTTCTGGTGGTGTGACAATGATGTAGTCGCCATTTCGTAACGTTGGTTCCATCGAATCACCCATTATCTCTACAGCCGTTGCCTTCTCGTCTGCTACAAACGGGAAAAGTGTAGGGCTCAAAGAGAGAATGGCAGTCGAGGGCGTAAAATTGTAGATGCCCTCTCCTGCACCTGCTTGTAGCTTTAAGAGTGGAACGCCTATGACATTGTCTAGACGACTCTTTTGGTGTTCGAAGTCATCCATTATAATCACCCACTTCTCAGGTATACGGTCCCTCTTAATCCAGCTGTCTATATTGTTTTTACTTGTACTTAGCAAAGCAGCCAGTTCTTTATCGGATGCAATTCCAAATTTCTTTTTAAATCTATTTAAGTCCACTCTAGCCGACATGTTTCCCCCTACAAAAACAAAAATAGTACAAAAATAGTACAAATGCCTTGACAATGTACTATTTTTGTACTACAATACACTCATCAAACAATTACACTTTAAGAAGTGTATCGAAATTGTTTGATAAAAAACAAGGCTTAAATGTCAGTCTTGGGTTATTTAACATTCCTCATCTGTGCGTCCGCAGATGACACTCTGACAGCAGGGTGCGTAAGAACTATAAGACTTTTGGTTGTGGAGAGCAGCAGGCAAAAGATAACGTACAGGTGAGCTCTTTGCTGTTTTAGTATTTCCCTTCCTCTTTTATACTTTTGACAGTATAAGGGCTCTCTTGTGTGTTAAAAATAAAAAAATGTGTACCAAAGCTACCAAAGCTACCACAGTACCAAATATAGACGCTGTTAGCGTTGTTTGCTTGTGGTAGATGAAATAGGTAGCGTTACCACACGAAAGGAAAAAAATGCTTGGAAATATAGTGATAGTGATAGTGAGCGGGGTAGCGTGGTTTGTTTTTGGATTTGCCTTTGCGAAGTTTTTATACTGGATTCAGACTTATATGTCTCAGTAAGGACATCGATTGGCGTCTTTGACGCAGATATTATTTACTGAATCAAGATGTGGACATGTGTTTGATGCACCAAGGAGAGGTAATTGGGTTTGTTTGAACGATATTTTTCTACCTCGATTGTCGGTATGTACTTGGCAGTATAGTCGTGTCGTTGCGGCATATGTACTCCATACTCCAGCAGAGAAACCAAGACCAAACAAAGAGAGATTAATCCCGATTGATACCAAATCAAAAACATCCATAGTGTTTTCCTTTTTGATGAAAGTATAACACAAAGGAAAACAGTGTGGAAGACATTATATAGAAAGGAGGAACGGTGAGAGATTTACGAGAAAGATTTGACAGTAGAGGGTTTGGCGTCACGAAATATGCACGTGTGCACAAGGTGAAACAGCCAACTCTGTCGCGTGTTTTGAATGGAGAGTTGACTGGAAAGAATAAGTCTGGTGGTGAAGTGAGAAAGATTATCTCACAGCTTAAAAAAGACAAGGTGTGGGTCGGAACTTTGCCTTGGGAGGTGTCGCCATGAATAGCGTTGACTTAGCTGAAAAAACAAAGATTACACAACAAACAATTTCTAAAAAAACAAACAAAGCCATTGCACAAGATATGAGCGTCATCGAAATAGATAAGAAACGTTATGCCTTTTCGTGTACAAATGGTCGTTATGACTATGAGCAGATACCAGATGTGATAACCGTGGAGGCTAAGAAGACGACTGAGAATACAAAGTATCTCAGTTTTACGGTAGAAAAAAGAAAGGAGGCAGAGCTAAGACTTGCCATGGTGCAAGAGTATGAAAAGCGTGGCGACATGAGCTACACAACGTTTATAGAGATGCTGCCAAGACGGTTTAAGTCTTTGCGTTTTTCAGAACGGCAGTTTATGCGGTGGGTGAAGTTGGTACGAGAGTGTCCCGCAAACGAAACACCGCTTGTGTACCTGGTGGATAAGCGAGGTGTACGCACGAAACAAAAAGGTGTCACCGAGGATATGGGGAAGATGATTGAAAAGATGATTTTGGAAAAGCCTCATCGCAAAGCAAAGCGTATTTATGAGTATTTATCAAAAGAGTTTGACGATTTACCGAGCTATGAAACGGTACGCAAGTGGTTAGCAGCGTGGAAATCAAAAGAGTTTTTGGTTTATGCGTTTGCTAAAAATCCAGACAAAGCCAAAGGGATGTATAAGCCTGCTGGTGGGAGCATGTCGGAGGCTATTAACTTTTGTAATGAAGTGTGGGAGTTAGATGCAACGCCCGCGGATGTTATCTGTAGTGATGGTAAGAGGTATGTACTCAGTGCAGCTATAGATGTTTATAGTCGTCGCGTGATTGTAGTCGTAGAAGAGTCTGCAAACTACACGACACTGGCTAAAGTCATGCGTAAGGGGATAAAGCGTTTCGGCGTCCCTGAAAATGTGAAAATCGATAACGGGAAGGATTACACCAGTAACAACTTTGCCTACACTTGCTCAAGACTGAAAATTAATCAAATTTTATGTCCGCCTTACAGTGGTGAGTATAAACCACATATTGAGCGTTTTTTCGGGACGCTTAGTCGTGAACTGTTCGAAGAACTCGATGGCTATATAGGGCACAGCGTGTCAGATCGTGAAGCCTTACAAAGTCAGCAAATGTTTTCTGACAAGCTTGAGAGCATCAGAATGTGGCGAGAGCGTTACAAAGATGGTAACGAATTTGCGAAACGTTTTGCGAGTAAAAAAGAAAATGCAGGCCTAAACGTCGGTATACCGCTTTCTAAAGCCGAGTTACAACTTTGGATAGACAAGTGGATTGTGATGTATGAAAACAGAAGGCACAGCAGCTTGAAGATGTCACCGATGAGTCGATGGAATCGCGAGTTTAGTGCATCTCGAAAGGTAGAAGATGAACGTATGCTTGATATTTTGCTGGGGATTTCTACCACGAGAAGCATCCGAAAGAAAGGCATCGAGTGGCATGGCGTGACGTATTGGTCAGAAATATTTGGAGACATGGTTGGGCAAAAAGTATGGGTGCTCAGCGACGACGATCTTTCCAAGATTTACGTCTATGACTTAGATATGCAGTATGTGTGTACAGGCGTGAATCCCGAGTATGAAAATGTGAGCCGTGCCTCCTTCTTGCAGGCCAATAAAAAATGGAGTAAAAAACTGCATAAAACCATAAAAGCTTTGGAGGAGTTACGCGCAGAAGCACCAGAACGTATGATGGAACGTATTAACGGTGAAGTGGGTGTTGACCTTCGTTCTGACATTCAAAAAGAAGCCACACCAGTGCAACTAGAGAGTGCTGAGATGTTGGCCGTAGAGGCTGAGAGTATGAAGCCTAAAGTAGAAGCAGAAGTACTTCCCAGTGGAAGACCACAGTTTACACAGGTCTTTGACCGTTTTGTATGGGATCTTGAACATGACAGGGTGGACAAGAGTACGGAAAAAATGAAAACAAAATATGAACAAATCTGGCATATGGCAGAAAAAGAGTATGAAAGGAGAAAGTGTAGTTAGACATGAGGTTATTTGGAGGATGCTTCGACATCCACCAAAAAGGTTTGACAAACAATTTAAAATTTGAACGAAAGGAACAAATATGAAGGAAAAGTTTATCGAAACAGAGAATTATATCGCAATTCATGAGCTTCTTACAAGGCTTATAGAATTTCAGGAAATGGGTCAAGATATTTGTATGGGACTAGTGTATGGTGATTATGGCTTAGGAAAGTCTTTTTCACTTGAACGACTTGCGGCTGAGACGGGTGCGATTTTACTAAGGACAGACCAAACATGGACGGTTGCATCGGTGTTGCGTATATTGTGCGAAGAGATGGCGCTGGATAGCCGCGGTAAAAGTGCTGCACTTATGGAACGGGTTGTGTGGCATATGTTACGTGAGCCACGACCTATTATTATAGACGAGATAGATACGTTGCTTCCAGCCACAAAGTTTGCAGTCATGGAAATGTTCCGTGATATTCATGACAAGGCGCATCATGCCTTGCTGTTTGTAGGGATGCAAGGCGCAGAAGGGCGACTCAAATTGCATCCTCATTTTTATTCTCGTATCGTGGGTAAAGTGAAGTTTAAGAGTATTTCACACGAAGACATCAAGAAGTTTTGTGAGCAATGCGAGGTGAAGATAGCAGATGACCTGGTAGAGTACTTCTTGCGAAAGTATCCCAATTTGAGACGCATTAAAGTATTTATGTTGCGTATTGAATCATGGGCAGAAATGAATGACGTTGACACTATGAACTTGAAACTTTTTAAAGACAGTGGGGTGGAATATGCGGATAAATAAGAAGAAGATGCGAAAAGGAAAGAGACAGAAAGCATGGCAGTATATGCGTCGGAATCCTATGTTTTCTACCCAAGACATCCTGGTCTTGTTAGAAATGAGCCACAATAGTTTACGGGTGTTTATACGACAACTTATGAATGACGGGTATCTCCGTAGAATCAGCGGTGGGAAAGAGTTTACTTCGCGTACCTATAAACTTATTAAAAATACGGGTGTTATCTGCCCTGTATGGGTGGAGAAGCAAGGCAAATTGTTTGATGTAAACACGCATAAGTTTGGTGTTAGAGATCCAACCTATGTGCCAAAAGTATGTAAGAAGATCGAGCATCGACCTGTTGACGCGGCTGATTATGATGCAGGGCGTGTGTTGCAAGTTTTAGAATCAGAACCTGAAGGACTCGATCTTTTAAGGTTGAGTGAACGAAGCGGTGTTTTAGGCGCCAGATTTGCCACGGCATTATCCACTTTAGTAGATGATGGAATAGTCGAAGAAAGAGGACTTGAAAATGGCGTACCAGTCTTCAGACTGGAGGTGTGTCATGAAACCTAATCTTGAATCTTGCATACGACGTGCACGCATAGGGTATCTACCAAGTAAGTTGCCTTATGTCATCAAGACGTATGAGGCACCTAAAAAAGAGAGCTTGAGGGTTCGTCCACGAGGGGTAAGACGCGTGGTCTATTTAGACAAAATAGTTCTGCAAATATGGAGGTCGGGTGATGATAATGTTTGAAATATGGATAGGTGTGGTGACTTTGTCTGTGGTTCTTCTGCTGATTAGAGATGAATTGCTGGTAGCTCACCGTTGTAGAAAGAAAGCCAAGATACGGAGGTACAAATGAAAAGAGTCATACGAACGACTACAGCTGGACTGCTTGCCTTGTTGTTGTCAGGTTTTTTTGCAGGTGCATCGATAGCGATGTTGATACAGATGATGATTGATTAGGAGATTGTATGCGATTTATAGGATGGAAAGATGGTGTAGAGCGTGTGCTGCAGACAAACAATGCACTAAGACTAATGCAGTTTTCAGGTTTGATGGACAGGGTGGAATATGTTTCAGGAGACTGATTTTTACACATTGTGTCAAACCTTTAGACAAGATGCAAAAGGTGACTGGTACATGACGCATACACAAATTTCAAGAGTACTGATGATGACGAGAAAAGAGGTGTGTCACTTGTTAGATAGTGGCGCTTTGGAAGGATACCACATACAGCAGGTGGCATCTTATATCATAAAAAAGGATTTACATGGAACAGATTAGCTACACAGCAGCCGCACAAAGATTAGGCTGCAGTGTCGAAGAGATAGAGCAAAAAGTAGAAGCAGGTGTTTTAAGAGAGTACAAGCCTCGCATGGTGAGTAAAGAAGCAGTGTATGCACTCAATGGCCTACAGCTAGACGGCAAGCAGTCGAGTAAGGAGAAAACAAAGAAACTAGATGAAGAGAATAAGATGACTATGACTCTACAAGCAACAGCAGCCTTTCTAGATATAGATACGGAGGATGTTCAGAAACTTATAGACACGAATATGATTCAGACAATCGCAGATGACAATGGCATGTCGAGACCAAGCATAAAGTCTGTTAAAAGTTACAAGGATACTTATATACCACTGGATGAACCGCCTAAGAGTTTCCAGGACGAAAAGAAGAAAGAAGTCAAAAAGGCAGAGCCGTTTGATTTAGATGCGGTCATGCGTGATCTTTTTGATGGCATGCAGTGCTTTTCTAAAGAGACGAGAGACGCGCTGCTTGCAGGGTCACAAGATACAAGCAACTTATATAGCAGCCAAGAGATGAAGCAAATTGTCAATATGTCTATGAAGATGGGTAGATTACAGGTTTATGAGAGCATGGATACATTTTCTAGAAGACAAAGAAAGGAGAAAAAATGAACACACGAAAAGATGAGTACTGGATTAACGCGAAGGGTGAAGACGTGCATATAGGCAATATCACAGAGCCTGACAAGTTAAAGAACGAGCTGGTTGTTAAAATAATTGCCCAGGTGAAACAAAAGCAATCTGAACTTGCATTTTTCAAGTCACAGATCAAGCAGGATATACTGGAATACATCGACATGCTACGTGATGTCTATCGCATGGACCCTTTAAGTCGTAGTAAAAAAGGGAACTTCGAATTGGTGAGTTATGATGGTACTCTCAAGGTGCAAATAGGCATACAAGACAGTATCACATTTGACGAAAAGATTACACTGGCCAAAGAGAAGATAGATGCCTTTTTAAAAGAACAGACCAAAGACGCTGCACCGATTGTGCATACATTGGTGATGGAAGCGTTTGAAGTGGATAAGAAAGGAAAACTTTCCGCTCAGAATGTCTTAAAACTTCGTACATTAAAAGTGGAGCATGCTGAGTGGAAAGAGGCGATGGATATCATCGGAGACAGCATAACCATAGTCTCTTCGAAGGAAAACATACGTTTTTATGAGCGTATTGGAGATGAGGGAAAGTGGACGTTGGTTACGCTTGATTTTTCTGCGTTGGAGGTGGAACATAATGGGATATAAATTAGGAAAACGTTCTTTGCAACGTTTGGTCGGCGTGCACCCACAACTGGGATACGCCGTACATGAAGCGATTAAAGTATCCCAGGTTGACTTTGGTGTTTTGGATGGTGTCCGCAGTATGGACAGGCAGCGTGCTTTGGTGGCAGAAGGGAAAAGCAAGACGTTTAGATCTTATCATCTCAACGGACTTGCAGTCGATTTAGTGCCGTATATAAACGGGAAATATACCTGGGAAGATGAAGATGCCTTTGTGTTGATTGCATCTGCTATGGAAACGGTCATCGCTGACCATGATTTGGAAATTGAGTGGCCATTTCGTCGATGGGGTTGGGATATGCCACACTGGCAAATGACGGGCTATAGAGATCAATTTGATATACGTAAGATTGATAAAAGGAGGTTTGGATGATGCATCCGTTAATCAATCCTGACAGTGCCGCATATTATGATGCAGGTGAACGCACTGCTATTGAGATGCTAGAAGAGATCGCCACGGTTTCCGAGCAGATTGGCTGGTGCAAAGGCAACATTTTTAAGTATACGCACCGCCAAGCTCATAAAGGGCAGCAAGCAGCAGACAGACATAAAATAAAAACCTATGAAGCGTATTTAGCATTATTGAGATCTATGGGACGTGAGGCAGTATACTTACGCGTGTTTGAGGCATACCGAAAGTATGGTATCGAAATGAGGTATCGATGAACAACGTAATGATTGATTTAGAGACTATGGGTACGGGACGTAATGCAGCGATTGTTGCCATCGGTGCTGTGAAGTTTGACAAAAGTGGTTTGGGCGAAGAATATTATGTAAAAATTTCTTTGGTTGAAGCGTGTATGTTTGGTATGGAAATGACAGCAGAAACGGTTCTATGGTGGTTGAAACAAAGTGACGAAGCACGCGCAGAACTAACAGATGGAAAGACTACCTGCGTGTATCAGGTGATAGAAGACTTTGAACATTTTCTTGGTGATGATGCGGTAGTGTGGGGCAATGGCTCAGATTTTGACAATGTCATTTTGGCAGAACTGTGGCTTTCACAAGACTTGCAAGTGCCGTGGAAGTTCTGGAACAGTCAGTGTTACAGAACCATAAAAAACACAAATAGGGATGTGCCATTCAATCGTGTTGGTGTACATCACAATGCCTTGGATGATGCACGCAGTCAAGCAGCGCATTTGGTAGAAATTGCGTATGCAAAAAATATACCATTGTAAATTCATAAAGCCACCACTGGGTGGCTTGTTTGAGTTTAAATTATAAGGAGGAACGGTGGCGATAGCAAATGCGGTCTGTGAGGCACATGATACACAGCTAGGGGATAAAACAGCTCTTGACTCTCCTAGACTATTACAAGCTAAGATGATAGATGCCCTTAGCAAGGGCTTAGGAGGCAAAATAGGACATTTTTATGTGTATGGAGCCATAGAAGGCGAAACGCTGGTATTTTACCTCTCACACCCTGCCATGTTGATGGAGTTTAAGGGAAAGAAAGCAGATATTTTAAATGCCTTGCGTGTCATTTATAAACGGGAACGCTTTAAGAAGAGTGAACTGTATTTTACAGACATTCGTGCTGCGGTGAAAAACAAGCCCATAGAACGCGAAGAACGCATCAATATAGAACGAGACAGAAGCGATGGCACGTTTGAAATATATGGTGAAGGTGCAGTGGCTGCCAAATTTAAACAAATAGCCAAAACCATACGTGAAAAAAATTTACGGTACGAAGCACAGCAGAAAGAGGGAGAATAGGATGGAACTAGAGTTTGAGAAGTGGGCTTTAGGGCTGAACGACTTAGAAGAGGAGGCAACGCATTTTCTCATACGTGCTTTTCTAGTAGAACAGGCTATTACGATGTTCTATGGTCGCGAGAAACAAGGAAAAAGCTGGCTCATGTACGCGATAACACACTTACTGTGTGAACATGAACGTGTTAAAAAAGTGTTTTATGTGGATCAAGACAATCCAAAAAGGCAACTCAAAGAACGAAGGATTGATGTGCTTATCGGTCAGTATCCAGAGAAGTTAAGGTACCTTGCGCGTGGTTCTACCCCGCTACAAGGCTTAGATCTAGTAGATACATTTGTGAAGCCAGCTGTCATGGATGCTTATACTGGGTATGTATTTATCTTTGATTCAACACGAGACTTTGTAGACAGAACAGACTCGGATGTACAAGCAAAACGTTTTATGGAGAATATGAAGCGCTTACGAGATGCAGGTGCAACCGTGTTACTCGTACATCATGCCACAAAGTCTGGGCGCGCAATAGACGGTTCAGCAGAATTCACAAAGTCTGCTGACAACGTGTATGAAGTCTTGCAACGTGGTAAAGATGGGAACAGTATTCAGTTTGAAGTACCAGTGTACCGAGACAGAGATGCAATAAAAGATATGCTCATCTCGGTTGATACAACGCGCTTGCAGCTGTTGGTTGAAGATGACACGTACTTTGGGGTCAAAAAAGAGGATGAAGACTTTGTGTTGCAAGTCTGTACTGTGCTTGCAAGGAACGTGCAGGGGCTGACGCAAACGGCAGTGCTTGAAGCATGTGGGTATAGACGCGATGACAAAACGAAGCGAAAACTACTTCAAGAGTATATAGACAGGTTCTGGACAGGTGAAAAAATACGTGGCCAAAAAATATTTACATTACTAAACAAGGAAAGTGTAACATGAAGATGAATGCGAAGCAAAAAGCATATCACAAGGCGTTGATTCAGTCTGTGCATGTGAGCAAGAAATACAGAGCATACTACAAAGATAACAAAGAGGAATACCAAGATGTTATGGAAAAAGCTTTTGGTGTGAGAAGTTCCAAAGTATTAACGATTGATGCTTTGGTGTTGTTTGTGTCGTGGCTGAATGAACGCAGTGACACGTTGCCTGTGTTTATGCCAGAGGCATTGAGCGATGCGCAGGAACATGCACTCAGAGACTTGTGGCAACGGTATGCTAGAGACACTAGTGAGGCTGCTTTGTTAGGCTTTGTGCATCGCGTGAGTCGAAAACCCTATATGAATGTTCGATTGATAGACAAAGAGAGCGCCACTAAGGCGATTACGGCACTTAAAAAAACACTAGGAGAGAGATAATGGCGAAGTCTGCAGGATTGGAAATGTTTGAGGAATTTTACAAGTTTATCAAAGAGGCGGAATGTATAGAAGATGTGATGCTCGAGTTTGGTGGCATCGTTATAGCAGTACCTGCCTTTGTAGGAGAGCATAGAGATAAGAAAATATATGAAGCCTTCTTAGAGTTGCCTGACAGCACTCCCGCATCAACTAGATATATGATATTGTCACGTAGATTTAATGTAGGTATGCGGAAAGTACAATCTGTTATACGTGAACGAAAAGGCACTGTTGGGTTATGTTCTGATGAAAAAACAGAGCAAGAGTGACAGTACCGTTTTACAAGGGTGTTTCGATAAAATAAAGAATGAAAAATAAATATCCGATATATATGTACGTGGCTATGTGGCGAGGAATCGTTAAATTATTTAAATTAATTAGGAGAAAGAAATGAGAATCAGTAAGATTTTGGTGTTGATATTTGTGTTGATGTTTTCAGGGTGTAACACTCCGACTACAGCAGACGAACGGGTACAGACACAAGAGGCAATCGTCATAAAGAAGGGTTATGAAGGTACATGGCCATTTACTGTAGACATGGCCGTTTTAAAGTGTTACAGGGGATATGGTACTGATGCTCCAGTTGTTGTGTTGAACGGGAAACCTTACGGTTTAACAGGTGCTGCCGATATTATGTATGGGCAAAGTGACACCAGTGCTTTGAATCCATTTTGGCGAAAAAGCGCATATGGTTTACGGGTAGATTTGCATGCCATAACACAAGATGCCCTGGCACTATGCAAGAAGTTATTATGAGTAACATCGTCAAAGAGACTGCCAAAGAACTGGGGATGACGCAGAAGGAATTGGCAGAAGTAATGAAGGTAAGTGAATCTACCTTACGCAAGTGGAGTGCCGAGGATGGTGTAGTGCCTGAGTCTACACTTGTTACACTAGAGCTATTGAAAGAATTAAAAGAAAAAAACTTAATCCTCTCCAATCTTAAAAAAGCATTTTCAGACCTACAAAACATATAAAACTTACACGTTTAAAACCCTAAAGATATAAATATTACATCTTTAGGCTTGACAAACATATAAAATTTACATATACTTTCATCAATAACCTATAATTTTTACAGGTTATTTAAAATATTTTAAAGGATAACTATGCAAACAGGCATTATAGAATTTCAAGGTAAGGAACTGCTTACTGCAAAAGATGTAGAGAGTGGTAAGGTCTATGTGGCAATGAAGCCGATAGTCCAAAACATGGGGTTAAGTTGGGGTCGCCAGTCAGATAAAATCACAAGTGATGTAAGGTATACACAAATGCGTATACCTTACAAAACAACTGGAGGAACCCAAGAGATGTTAAGTTTGCCGACCGACCAACTCGCAGGATTCCTTTTTTCAATAAACCCTAACAAAGTAAGAAAAGATTTACGAGATAGGATTATAGCATATCAGCAAGAAACATTCAATGCGATTAATGACTACTGGAACAAAGGCTATGCTCAGCGAGATGTTGGCACTTCTGCACCCAAGCCTATGTCTGATGCTGAGGCACAAATGACACAAGCAGTGTTAAGTAGCTTACAAAACATTGGAGAAGTGGTACAGGCACTTGGTGGACAGATGGAACGACTGGACAGACGGCTACAAATATACGAAGAGGCAGAACGTTACAAACGTGAGAAAGCAAGACTGCGTTCAAACAGAAAGGCTACAGGTAACGGCATCATTACGCGGGCGTATGAGGGCAGACGCACACAGTTTATTGAAGTGATGCAGGCTATCTTGAAACGTAGCAAGAAACAGTTAAATCAGTCGCAACTTCTTATACAAGCTGGGTACCGAAGAGATGATAAGACAGCACGCAAATGGTTGGGCGAAGGTATGGGGATATACTGGAGAGCTGAAGCCGTGCAAGGCGCGTTAATCTATTCGGTGATCAATCTCTCTACGGAGACGGCAGCATGACTGAGGATGCGTTTGAAAAGCTAGAGTCTGTGCGTAGGCATTTACACTTTATGAGCGGTGTGATGTTGGCATGGGACCTGGACAGCATAGAGATAGGAGAGGAGGAGAAAGACGGTTTTTGGCACATGCTAGAATGCATGAAACAAGAAGTCGATGAGATCCTTCCTCAAAAACGTGCCAAAGCTACCAAAACTACCAAAGCGTAACGCAAAACCCATTCTACTGGGCGTTTGATAAAAAACGTCCATCTACCAAAGCCTTACCAAAGGCCCCCAGAAACACTTACATTTCCAAATAATCACTTACTATTGTTAAGATATCATCAATCACCGTATCATAGACTTCACCATGCTCATCGAAAGGCAGGAATGGTCTAGCAGGTACGTTTTTACTTCCATACTGATGCACAGCAGGATAGGCATAGCCGTTGGCTGAAGCATTGACACCTACATAGGCTGCATCACTGGTGGCTTCATAGTTTAAAGAGCGTTGCAGTGTGCCTTCATGATAGAGCATTTTACTGTTTTGTTTTTGCTTGAGTGTGCTAGATGCCAGTCGTTCCCATGGTGTGCCATAAAAACTACTCTGTGTGTCGAATGCTTCTTCTGTGAGGTTGTAGAGGTGGTTGGCTATCTCTTCTGTGACAGGGGTAAAGTTTTCACCTTTTGCGATGAGTGTTGCAAAGGCTGCTTTGACACGCTTGTCTTTGAAGTCTATGTTTATGAAGTCACCTTTTTTCATCTGTATTCCTTTTGTGTTATAATACTGTTAAGCAAAGGCTGGGTGAGTAATTTGTGTCAGCAAGAAGCCCCGGAAAAATCTCATCGTCGTTCTTGCCCTTTGCTGTATACTAGTTTTCCCACTCTTTTTTTATCTATCTGTGTTTTTCCTTCTACATTATAAATCGTAGAGCCTATGGTTTTGTCAGCACGGTAATGGAAGATTGCCAATATTGCGACAGGTTTTTTGTTTTCTGTGATAAAAAATTTAAAAAATTTCTTGGTAAACCGATATCTCTTCCCTCTTTTATTGTCCTCGTGTTCAGCCTCAATCCATATCTCATCGGGAGAAGAAATGACTTCAGCATACTTGCTTAAAAATAAATGTCTATTTTTCTTTTTGGTTTTATCAAAACCTTTACCGCTAAATAGACTATTATCGATTGTTAAAACATTCTGTGTCTTGTCTATAAAGCTATCTCCTGCCTTGACACCCAGAGCAGAGTAAAACATCTTCTTGAGTTTGTCAGCTGTGAGATTACGGTTTGCCTCTTTTGGGAACAAGGTAGGCAGTGTGTCCATAGAGTCATCTATGTTTAGCTTTTTGACTCTTCCTACGTTGTTCAATTTTCCTACGTTATATGCCCAGTCGGATGTCGCGATACTCTCTGGTGAGGTAGCAGCTACTTCAATGCCTCTTTTTTCCAAAGCAGACTTTGAATATGCACGTACAGAACATTTACAGTTCCAAGCGTTTGGCGGATAGTTAAGATCCCACCAGGGGTCGTCTCGATGTAATACAGTTTCATGTTTGGCAGCGTGTGTTTTTCGTGTGTTTGGTAGCAATAAAGAGGTGTACATCCAGTACTGGGATAGAGGCAGTGCACGCAATTTCTTGTAACGTCCGACGGCACGGGAGACACGCATGTTGGTTTCATAAATGGTTCGAAGCCTACGTGATCCAACATGAATGGTTTTTACTTTATCCGTACGTGGGTCCTTCACTGTAGTTTCTCCATACCAGCCGTAACTTTTTAAGGTGGGTTTGATGGTTTTTTTCCATGCTTTGAATCCTACACCGTCTTTTTGTGCTGCTACCAACGAGCTGTGAATATCACTCAAAAGGTCATCACGCATCACCTTTGCTACAGTAAAGCTGGTATGGTGTGCTGACTGCATGATCTCTTCATAGTCGAAGCTTTGTTTGAACCCTTTGCCTTGTAAGTAGTCTATAGACTCTTTAGGCTCAAGGTTAAAACTGAATTTAGGATTTGGCATCTCTTAACCTTTTGGGTTTTCATCTTCTACTTCTGCCAGACCGTAGAGATGCGCATTTGCGATGTATGTGCTTAGCGTCTCTTCCACTTGCGTAGTGTCAAAGTCTATGTATTGTGCTGCTAAGGCATCAAACGCTTCTTCGTAACTTTCAGCATTGGCAAATATTGCATCTATTTGCTGTACGAGTTTTAACTCTAAGTCTTGCGTTTGTGCACCTAGCGGTAACTGGGTGGTGATATGGTCTAGGCCGTTATCTTTGTTGGCGATGACTACAGAGTTTGGGATGACGCTACCTTGAGGTACCTCTTCAAGTTCTATCTTGTATGTTTCTTCCAGGTACTTCTTGGTCGGTCTCATGCGTGTACCTGACATTTGATGAATACGTAGATCACGCTCGGAAAGTTGTGTGTTGTCATTGTCTGCATCTTTTAAGACAGCTGTGATGTCTTTAGCATAGTAGTTTGCCTGTTTAAATGCCAGTATGATTTGATCAATCAAACTTTTTAAGATATGTTCATCTGTCATTGCAATGTCTTCACGCACTTTGTTCTGCTCTTTAGCAGCCGCGAATGAACCGCCTGAAGTCGAGCCCATAAGGATAGACCCTACAAGGGTTTCGCGTATTTGATCATCGGCATATTTGCTTAGTTCTTGGAAGTTTCCTTTTTGGTCTGGCGTGATAAGTTGCACCTTATCATCTTCTTCAATTACGGCAACATCTCCTGCGAGCATGGCATAAAGATTTTCTGCCATCTCGTTTTTGTCACCTTCCGTGCTTCCTACAATCCATGGTGATGAGAAGCGTTCCATGTACTCTAACCAAAACTCTAGTGATGCGTTTTTAAACTTCACTAACCAAAACAGTGTTTTATAGAGGGGTCGCCCCATCGGCTTATTAAATTTCGGTGCATACACGGCATGCACAGCTTTAAACGGTGGTACTTTTATGTCGTCTGGTCGGTACCATAGGGTATCGCCTTTGAGTGTGAAGTCTTGATAGTTTCTTTCTATAGGCGTAGGATAGTACAAGCCGTCTACCTCTTCCCACATAAGCTCAAAAGTAGAAAATCCTTGAAGTGGCGTATCGAGTGCTTGCTGCCTAAATACAAAACCCATACGGCGTTGTAGCTCTTCTGCAATCTGTGTATTCTCACATGTAATTAGCAATTCTTTTTTTAGGGTGGCAGATTTTCGAAGCGAAGTACCTGCTATAACGGCTGCGTCATTGTCGATGAGCTCTATTTCTTCAAAGTCAAGCCATTCATCCATCACCTGTAATGAAGTTGCCATGGCGATAATGTTTTTTTTCAGCACATTGTAGTTTGGTCGTCTACTCGCTTTGGTTGGTGTGTTTGCCTTGAGTGTGAAAGGGTTTTTGAGTTTGAACATTATCTTCTTTTCCTTCGTGTTTTTGAAAACTGTTTTTTATACCTGGTGCGTTTTTTACTCTGTTTTTTAGAAAGTTTCGAAATACGCCATAGGCCTGCAAGACCATCTGACAAGTCATCATAGTCTGCCTCTGGGAAGTCATCTAATTCATTAAAAAGTGCCCGATGTTCACCGACAAATATAATGTCGTATTCGTCAAGCGGGTATTCAAGTGTCTCGATACGACTCTCTTTAGAGTCAGACATGTGTTTGAACTTTAGCTCACCTTCTTCGATGCCTTGTTCTTGGCATTTGTCTTTGTACCACTCTTTGTACACAAAAAAGCCACCGTTCGTCTCTCCACCGATGAGATCAAAGCTGTACTTCTTTTGCATCTTGACTAGCATTTCAACTGCTTTTTTCCCTGCAATCCTCTCACGGTAGCTCAAGTAGACGTAGAGTTTACGTTCTGCCTTGACAATGCCAGCTGCAATGAGCGTGGTGTAGTCACCCTTTTTCTTGCTTCCTTTGGATGTAGAGCCTTTGAAGTCGGTATAGGCTACAGTAAGATCAAAACGTGGGCATTGTGTTTTTGAAATGACTTTAAACGTACTTGAGTCAAAACGCTGATCTTCCGCGTTGGGTCGGTTTTGTTGTTCTTTTTCAAAAGCTTTAATGCTTTTGGCTCTTTTTTTCATGAGAGACTCTAGTGTGACAGCCTGCCATAAAAGCTTCGCACCTTTGTCCATCTTCTCCCGTCTGTTGAGATAGAACTCGTGTGCTACATCTACACCTTCATTTCTGTAAAGCGTTGTGTATTCATCCCACAAATCCATGCGTTCTGGATATTTCTCCAGGGCTTTGAAAATCTTAGGATTCCAGAAGGCGAGTTTCAGTTTACGAGCAAGCACAGAATCACGATGTAGTAGGGTACCGATGTAAATGAAATCCATCTTGTCATCTGTGACATCTCCAAGGTTTTCTATGGCAGCATCTAACCACTCTTCGCCTTTGTCTCTTTGCGCACGACTCCTGACGTTGTCATCATTCTCGAGGTCATCCCCCACGCCAAAATCTACACGGTAGATACCATGTTTCACACCTCTTACTTTTTTACCTGTACCATAGCCTTTGAGTCGAATATTGTTACGTGTAACGATGTCGCCCACTTTCCACTTTTTCCCAATGCCTGTGGCATGAGGAAAGTCTGCTATGAGTGCTTGATTTTCTTCTAGCTCAGCTTTGATAGCTTCAATCAGTGTTTCAGTCAGCTCGATGGCATCTGAGAGGATGACACCGAAATGTTTTAAATCATAGACGATACAGTACAGTGGGAAAGCCAATGAGGTATCTGTCGATTTCCCAAAACCTCTGGGTGCTGCTGTAGCAAATCTTTCTCCAGTGATATCTGTACCTTTTTTGTCTCGAATACGGTGAAAAATAGATTTCAAATGTACCTGCAGGGTACTTTCTTCTTTTGCAGTGTAGTAATGTGAGAAATAGGTACGTCGGAACAGGTCAAAGTCTGCCAAACAGTCTGCTACACGTTCCTCTCTTGTTTCAGGATCTAAAGCATGCGTGCTCTGTAGCTGCTCTTTAAGACCTGACGAAAATTCTTCCATCCACGAAAGTACTTCTTTTCTAGAAAGCTTTTGTGCTTCAACATCGTCTAGCTCTTTATGCTTGTTTGATTGTGATACTAGCGCTAGCAGTTCGTCTTTATCAAAAAGAGACATCAGCAAGTTCCTCTTGATGCGATGCAAGCTCTTCCGCAATCACTAACAAGCAGTCTTTAGAGACAACGGGTTGAATAATGGAAATAAACATTTCTATGGTAGCTTTGATAATGCCATGCTTATAGGCTTCTGGATTTTCCACTGCCGCTATGTTTCTCATTTTGGAAAATGAGTCCCCTAAACGAGAGAGTGCTTCTATGCGTTCTTTGGTTTTCAACTTCTTGTCTGCACGAATGTTACGCAGCTCTTCGTACATGTGCTCTACAAAGTCTGCATAGATTGACTCTTGGTCTTTTTGTGCATGATCCAGATGTTTGCTGATCCGCTGTGATTCCCAGTTGTCACCTTGTTTTTGTGCTTTGGCTTTGTAGCTTTGTACTGTTCTTACCGTCACATCTAGGATGGATGCGATACGTTCTGAGTTGTGCCCAGAGAGATACAAGGCTTTGGCTATCACGGCTTTCGAGTTTGATTTACTCATCGCTTGTTTGTCTCCAGTCTGCGTTTACTTGTCTTAAAAGCAAAACTCTTACTTGTTTTGCTGCCACTGTCTTGTTCGACGATTGTTATAGGCATAGATCCTTTTGCCATTTTGATAAGATATGACTCTATTTCTTTAAAGCGTTCTTTCTCTGTGTCAGATATCAATTCATTTTTACGTTTGAGCTCATAAATACTTAGATCTACAGCAATCTTCTGCAAGAGCGGTGTAGGATTCGCAGGAATAACAATAAAAGACTTAATAAAAGAGAGCGCGTCTTGCACGGCATCATCGATAACACTTTGGTTTAATGCGTATGCACCGTCAAGGTCAGAGAGTTCTATAAGCTGTTCTTGACTGATCTCTTTGTATAAATCTTCGTTTGTAAGTATCATGTGTTTCCTTTTTTATGCCAAATGTAACAAAGCTACCACAGTGGTCTGAAAAGCCCTTAAACACGGGCTTTGCTTGTGGTAGTCTATGTTGTCTATGCTACCAAAGCCTAAAGGACTGTTGCGTCACAGATCGCTGATGGATTTGGAATCGGTAATGGTTTTGACATCGTGTTGACGATCCATCCGCTAGGCATCTCTCTTTTGATTGCTTTACTGTACAGCGGTAAAGGTTTGAGACCTGCATCGATATCATCTAGCGCTAAATATCTAAACGCGAATCCACCGTCTGAGGCAATTGCTTTCATTGTACCTGCAGCGATACCTGCTACATACGCTTTGGTTGCTGGGTCATAATACTCGGCATCAAAAGAGGAGAATTTGAATCCACCTACCTTAATGCTATCTCCATCATGTTCTACTTTAACCGCAGAAGTACTTCCAAGGTTTTGCGTCAAAGACACAATTTTGTCAAATACATTTGGCGCACATTCGAAGGATACTTTGGTACCACCACCTGCTTTTTTGATGCGTCTTTTCATGCCACGTGCGATGTTTAACAGCGTAGCGATGTCTGCATCGGTAGCAGAAAGAAGTTTTGCTGGTGTGTACAGTAGGATATCGCCAAACTTGACATCATACGTATCCATACCGTCTTCTGTCTTCATGGCAAATGATATCTTGCCTGAGAGGGACTGGATACACAGTGCCTCTGATGTTGCTCGAATCGTGTCTCTAGCAAAAAGCATACGATTTTCCAGCCATATTTTTTCAGAGGTACCGTCAAAATGTTTGAGGTTGTTCAAGTCTGTACCAGAGATAGGATCGATTACATCGATAGGCTGTGGCTCAATAGCGTTGATAGACCCTGCACCGTCACCGATGGATACGGGCGTTGAACCTCTAAGTACTACAGGTACCGCTTTGGCAATCTGTGCAATTTCATCGATACGGATGTACGCACTAGGGTGAGAACGTCTGATGTTTGAAGGGTAATATGTGTCCATCACTTCGCTCGTTGCTGGTGGCAATGCATTCAGCGCCTCAACTACTTTTTTCTCGGTTACAATTTTTCTTAATGGCATGTTTTATTTCCTTTATGCAGAGTATATAGTTAAATCTGCGAGCGCAGAGATTGTAGTAGCATCGTTGGGTGTGATATGGTCTTGATTCACCATACCGTGTCTTAATACTAACCCTGCAGATGCAGTGGCTGTGTCTACTTCATTCACGTTCACGCACACTGGAACACCCGTTGTGTCTGCTGCACCTGGAACATAAGCTACATAGGTACCTGCTGCATCTTTTGCCAAAACGGTGCCTGCGGGAATAATTCCATTGTTGGGTGTGAAAGACCCTGTAAGTACAACTGGTGGGTGCGTACGATTCACTACAGGGATAGCATAGTTTTTTGTTTCTTGTGTATTAAAATCCATGAAAGTTCCTTTTTAGACTTGTGTCATGTTGATAGCTGCTGTTGCAGCACTGTTGTTGTTTTCCGAGTTGGCAAACATCTCACCTGAAGACATAGGTGACTTAGCTTTCAGTGTAGACATATAGTCTTCAAAGCCTTGTTTGTCTGACAAGGCATAATTTTGTGCCCATGTCTTTTGGCCTTCGTCAAGTTTACCGTCTGTCACGGCAGCTTCGATGATGGCATCTGTGGCGACTTTGTGCGAAGCTGCAATGATTGTCTCTTGCTCTGTCACTTTTGCTTTTAGATCTACCACCTCTTGTGTGAGTTTTGTGTTGTGGTTAATTTGTGTATCAAGTTGTTCTTGCAACGATTTTGGCATGTTTTTCTCCTTGTGTTGGGGTTGCTTGTTTGTAATAGCGTCTAGTTCTGATAAGAACGGTTTGTTGGTGAGGGCGACTGAGTGCAGCGTCCAGCCTATGTTTTTGGCCGTGACTTGGTCGTACGAGTCGGCAACAAAGACCGGGGATAAGTACTTGTATTCCCCTGCGTCGATGTGTTTTTTTGCCGTTGGTGTCCATAAGATTTTGCAATATAGATTGCCACTTTCTACTTTCAAATTTTCGAGGGTTATCCACCCTGCTGCTGGTGCTTTGTCTGGATTGTAAATTGTGGCATGTTCGTAATCTACAACGATATCCAACGCGCGTTGTTGGGCGTTAAAAATCATTTGTTCATAGTCACGTTCTTCTAATTCAAACATGCCTGCGTTGTGCCCTTCCCACTTTCCTGTTACACCGATTTTTAGCCATCCAGATGCTTTGTTTGGATTTAGTTTGAGTGCGTGCATTTTATTTTTTGCCATGTGGTCTCCTAAAGATTGGTTGGTTGTCTATCGAGATGATAGTTGCGTGTTGTCGTCGTGTGAATTTGTCGCATGTAGATAGTCAAATAGCCTTTATCGCTTTTGGCATCAAAAATCTTTTTGAGAGAGCCTAGCAGTAAAAGGGACGTGTTGTCTGTGAGTGCAAGGGAAAGACTTTTGTCTATCTGATTAAGCAAGATAAGTACTTCTTCATGTTTTTTTTGTCTTGTGTGTCTGTTCTTACTGAGGGATACATGTGCAATATATAGATTGAACGTCAATTGTACTTCGGAAATAGAGAGTGGTTTGTCCCCAACAAAGTCTACAAGTATCAATGGTAGTTCGCCATCACTCAACAATGGTTGCGAAGGCGTAGAAAGCTCTCCATAGTATCGACGCACGGAAATATCCTCTCCTATGCTTTGAATAGCATCAATAATATCTTGCTGAGTCTTGATTGGCAACGCATGGCTCCTTGTATGTATATTTAAAATGCCATAGTAGCAGTCTGGTGATATGAAAATATATATTGAAAAAAACAATGCAAGAACGTCAGTAGATATTGCCTTTGTAGAGTATAGATGATGCGTGACATAGTGTACTGTGCCCTATATCTTTGGTGCTAGCAGGCACTATACTGCTGAAAAACAAACGGAGAATACATTTGATTTCCAATCTTATCCGCACAGGTACTATTGTTCAAAGTCGCGCAGTAAACGGCAAGATGGTAGCGCGTGTTGATGTGCACGGTCGCGTGACAGACTGGCTGCCTGTGATCGGTACAAGTAATGCATTTATGAAAATATATATACCCATTGTAGTAGGTGAGCAGGTGACTGTCTTATGTGAATTTGGCGAAGCAGACAATGGCATCGTTCTGCGCTCACTTTTTTCAGAAGAGAGTGCTGAACCTACTGGGATGAACGAAAGCACAGCGATGATTTTGTTCCATGATGGTGCCAAAGTACAGTATGACAGTGGCACGGGCAGGATGGATGTGAAAGCTATAGGTTCCGTCCACATGACTGCACCTCACGTGGAACTCGTATGTGACACAACACATATAACAGGTACCTTAGATATAGACGGTGCGCTAGGTGTTGGCGGTGATATCAGTACGGATGGAGGCATCACAGATGCCAATGGTGATTTGAGTAACTTCATCACAAGTGATGGAGCAGTAAGAGCATGATGACAGTAGCAGAGCGTATCGCACGGGTGTTTAGGACACGGCTGGGAAGCAGACCTGGGAATCCGACGTATGGGAATCGGCTGTATTTACTGCGCGATAAAAGAGCAGATGGGGAATCAGCCGTATGGTTTGCAAAGTTCGCACATGAGGATGTCGTGCGTTCTGAACCTACTGTTGTTGTGACGGAAGCGCGTTTAACAGCTATAGAAGGCAGTAAAGTCTTTGGGCGTATTGTAGTCGGAGATGGAAGTGATATCGCTGTGGAGGCACAACTATGAATGTACCCGATTTAGTGCAAGCGTATAGCTTGGAAGAACTTATTGAGGTAGAAAAGGGGATTTTTGAATCTTTATATCCGAATGTTCTAGGCAGTGAGAGCGACTACTATATGCCAGTCATAGAGTCTTGGGCTGAGTCTATGTTTCGTTTGCGCACGGAGATTAACTATAACTTCAAGCAGCAATTTTGGATGAATGCAGAGAATGAAGGCTTAGATTATGCCGCTTCATTTTTCGGTGTCACGCGATTAGATGGGACTAAACCAGTCGCTAGTTTTTCATTTCGCTTGTCTGCAGTGCAAAATATAGACACAACAATCCCTGCGGGTATTGTACTAGGAAGTAGCAACAATGAAACAGCTACTACACTGAATGATATTGTTATCCCAGCAGGGAGTATCAGTGCAGAAGGCTTGGCAGAACTGAATGTCTATGTAGAGTCTAGCACTACTAAAACAGAAGATATTTTAACGACGATTCCGTTTGTGTCTCAGGCAACGCAGTTAGGAAACTACCAAAACGGGAAGGCGATAGAAGGAGATGAGGCGTTACGACGTCGTGTGTCCTTATCTCTAGAGACGCTTTCCGCTGCTGGACCTATTTCTGCATATCAGGCAAGAGCATTGAACGCAGACAGTAGAGTGAAAGATGTATCTGTCTTTGAGGTCAATGGTCGTGTTCAAATCGTGATTGACAGTGAGACATGGGATGCCACGTTGGTACAACGCGTCAATGATGCATGTAGTGCAGCAGATGTGAGACCTCTGAATGATCAGTTAGATATCTACCAAGCAGAAGTGCTGACAGAAAATGTGGCAGCTACGCTGACTGTACAAGAAGGGTATGACGCTTTATCTGCTGTAAATAGTGCTACAACGGCCATTTTGGCACTAGCCCCATTCCGTATTGGTCAACTACTGTCGGTTTCTGCAATTATAGATGCATGCATGGTAGAAGGCGTCATAGATGTAGGCATTAGTTCGCCTTTGTCGAATGTGACACCAACACGTACTCAAGTCGTTCGACTTGGCACTGTGGGAGTAAGTTATGTCTAGATCTACTTTACCCGCAGCATATGAGTTAAAAGAACATCGCTTGGATATGTTGCGAGGAAAACTGTGCAGTGGTTTGCTACGCACATTGCCACAGAACGCTGAACACGCTTTAAATCCACAAACATGTCAAGAGAAGATGTTGAATATACTTGCGATTCACTACATGACAGATTTTTGGGACACAAATCTTTTGGTATCAGATGCAAGAAATTTGATATCGCGTACTTTATATCTAAAACAAATCAAAGGTACCATCGAAGCTATTCATCTTGTGTTGGCGTCTTTTGGGATTGTTGCGACTATAAAAGAAGGAATGAATCTTGACAAAGCAGATGGCGCGTATGCAGCAAATGGGATTTATTATGCTGGCGGTGGCTTATGGCAGGGATTCGTGCTCTACATTGAAACCCCAGTGTCTGTACTGCGGGCACAGCTATTTAAAAAAATGCTAGTGCGTTACACGCCAGCACGCAGTAAACTGTTTGCACTCGTCTTTCATAGTTTAGGGATAGCCGATGGCACGTATATATCAAATGGAGCCTACACGGCTGGAATTATAGGAGAAGCATATGTTTAATATTAATGAGACAGCACAATGGGAAGCAACGATTCAAGAAATGGATACTACTGATGTATTACTCGGTGGTCAGACAGGAGAATTAACGCAATCTGCACAGAAACTAGCGAACAGAACAGCGTGGTTAAAAAGTCAGGTTGAAGCTTTGGGTAATGACAAATCAAACCTTAGTGATTTTGCTAATGGTTTGGCAGTGGCAGGTTATCAAAAACTCCCAGGTGGGTTGATACTGCAATGGCAGAGTGTGTCGGTTACACAGCTTTCTATAATCAATTTTGCTTTTCCGATTTCGTTTCCGACTGCATGCATCCATACAGTAGGTAGTGCTTCGGGAACGACTGGGTTAGATGACGGTGACAATTTTTGTGCAGTTGTGCCTTTAAGCATATCGCAAGGCACCATAAGAAGTTACTACAAACATTCGGGTATTCCGTATACAGTAATATCCATTGGTTACTAAGGAATACAATGAAATATGCACATTATGATAAAACGACATACGAGTTAATGGGATGGTACCACAAAGATATACACAACTCGATTCCAACACCAAACATTGCAGTGAATGAAGCTGCGTGGAAAACAGCTATTGAAAACAATGCAAACTTTGTGGATGTTAACAATAAAAAGGTTGTTTACAAAGATTTGCGCCCACCTTTAACAAATGCGGAATTACAAGCTAAAGCTGAGACAGCGTTTGTTGCTCAAATAGAAACTGTTATTCAGGCAGAAGTCGACAGGCTCAATGCGGCACTTGGTGTGAAGTTTCAAGACAAATATGCTGTCAAAAGTTATGCAGACACGCAAGGGTACATCTATCAGTCTCAGTGTAAAGCACTATGGGAATGGTCTGTCATGGGACTGTACGAACCGATGAGACTCTGGCAGAAAACCCTTACTGAGATTCCAAGTGAAGCAGTCTTTATAGCAGAGCTGAACAAGCATCAATTTACAGTAACTTATTAGATAAAGGACAAAAATGGCACTTGTACAAAAAACATTAAATGCTGGGGAAGTTGATATCAGTATCGGCACAAACGAACTTGTAGAATTTGTGGTTGCGGTAGATGAAATTGTGGTGATTCAAAACTTTGATACCGCAAAACAGGTAACTGTGTTGTTTCAAGTATCTAATGATGTGAATCGACAGTGGTTTGTCCTGAAACCGGGAGAATCGACACGTATAGACAAGACGATGTTCTTTCGTGCGCTGCATGATTTTGAAACGATTACGCTCGTGACGGATAGAGCATAGTACTATGCAATTAAATAATATGATGCGCTTAGACAAGGACACAGGGTTTCAGCCTATGCCGAAAATATCTGTGAAGCAGTCTATGGATTTGGTAGGCTCTACATCACGAACGCATATGTTTTGGAATATGCAGTATTTTACTGTCAATGATGCCAAAGAAAACGTTATCGAAAATATTGGTGCAAATGTTTCATTGGAAAATATACGCATGCACGCCAGTCATGCAGTCTATCTTAATGGGATAGATCAAAGTGTTGACTTGCCTATCGCTAATGGAGGCGTAGGCACGTATGTAACGTATTATGACCCTGTCGGCTTAACATTTGTGTCTGCTGCTGCTCCACTGGCTTCTGTGTACACGATGACGGTATCGTTTTCTCACTACTTCACACACGTGTTACCTTTGGCACAAGCGGATATTGACGCGCTTAATGCCAACCCCAATCTTCTTATGAAAGTTTGGTTTGATGGGGCTGTGCTTCCTAGTGGTTTTAAGAAAAGTGACATGGTGCACTATATCCCTGCAAACGAAGGTGAAGCTAGTAGCGCCTTTGTGCAAGATATCAGTGTGGCAAAAGAAAATGTATTGAATCCTAACTGGAATATCTTGGGTGTGCGCAGCTCTGTGACAGATAATGGAGATGGGACTCAAACCATCACAGGTACGGATGTCATCGGTAGTGTCTATGGATATATAAGACTTTCTGCTACAGGTGTATCTGGGGACTTGTTAAGAGATTTGGTACCAGGTGAGACAGTTTTGTTGTGCATGCGCATAAAAGCTTCTTCGACGCTTGCCAAGATCACAATGTTTGGCCTTAATAGTGTCTCGAAATTTGTAGATGCCGTCGATGTATGGGAGACATATTCGACAGTAGGACGATTTACAGGCTCAAATACCTCTTGGATGGGGATTTTCCCAGAAGTCAAAATAGGTGAAAGCATAACAGTAGACACTGCCTCTTTTAGCGTAGAGGTGGTATCGGCTTATGAGATAGTCAATTTCACGAGTGCCTGTAGGTCAACCTATGCCAATGTACCCGATGGCGTAAGCAACGGCTTACTCTTGCAAGACACAACCGGCAGGGCAGTGGATATTGCTCCTTTACGAACTTTAGTAGGTAGGGATGACGGCAGACGGATGGAGATTCCTTTAGCTGTGCCGTACATGCATACTTTTACAAAAGACGTGATGCAGATAGCTGGTACACAAGACGCTGTGGTGGTTTCTTATGCCGACAATACTACCGAAATTTTAAGTTAAGGAGAGAGAGATGACCGATTTAGTACAACGCTTACAAGACAGTTATGAGAGGATTGTGTATCCTACGGCGATGGGTGATGTACCTATCGTTTTAGAGAAGATGGCACAGTATGATGAGGGCGGTATGCTTGTAGGGTATTACTCTATTAACGCACTGGCTGCTGAACTTGGGAACTTGCTTGTGCCTACACCGTTTAATGCTTCTGGCACATTGATGACGATTCGATGGGCATTTGACAAGCAAACAAAAGCAGGTGAGGTCTCTGATGAAGAAGCCACACGCGCTTTACTCAAATCGTATGGCTTAGTAGACATGATGGAAAACAAAGAAGCATCAGATATCGTCATAGGTGACTTGGTAGGTAATGAGTTTGGTCTTTTTGGCAGTTATGAGTTTAGGCAGATACCTAAAGAAATCTTTCGAGAAGAGGGTGTTTGATGAAAAAATGGTGCGATATAGGCGTGTGTACATGCTTTTGGGATGTTCTTTTTGGTAAAGACCATAGCGCATGTTGTACGTTGCATGATTATAACTATGCAAAACAAAAGATTACACGCAAAGAAGCTGATAAGCGCTTCTTAAAATGTTTACGTAAAAAAACGTTTACCGTTTTGGCATTTGCAATGTTTGGTGCGGTAAGGATGTTTGGCTGGTGGCGATGGAATGCGTTAGCGCCGATGCAGTTCCTCAATGATACCTTAACCACAAAAAAGAATACTAAGGAGAAAGAATGAAAAAGATATGCTTCACAAGAGAGTTCAGTCTCAATGGGACTTGGTTTAAGAAGGGAGAGCAGGCGACGTTCGTGCCATCTGTCTCGGACGCGCTTATTGGCGAAGGTGTTGCAAAAGAAGTGACAGTCAAGAAAACAAAAAATATGAAGGATAATAAATGAATTATGGCATCAATGGAAGCATCTCGGTAGAAGCTGCTAGACCGATCACTGTAGAGAGCACCACACCTATTGCGCTAGTAGGGACTAGTGATGTAGGTACTGCAGGACTGCAGTTCTTTTCAAATGCGGATTTGGCACTTGAATATGTCAATGCATCGACTACAGGTACTTTAAAAAGTGCTTTACGGCTTATTTCTGATCAGGGCGTATTTTGTCCTATTATCTTGGGTGTTGTGCCCTATGCTATCGATGTGAAAGCAGAAGTGCTTGCAACGCTTGACCTACTTAAAAATGCAGAAGCATCCGTAGGGTATCGTCCTGATATTATCATCGCACCTGAACATAGTTTTGATGTAGATATCGCCGCTAAGATAGATGCAGTTGCATCGAGGTTGTGGGCTACAGGAATACTAGACAATTTAGCGGCTGACGAAACAAGTGCTTTGGCATTTGCTGCGAACTTTGGATCGCGTCACTTGCTCATTTATGGTCCTCATGTAAAATATTATGATACGACGTCTTCATCAACGGTGTTGTTGCCAGCGAGTGCTGCCATCGCAGGAATGATAGCAAGGACAGATGGGGAAGTGCCTTTTGGGTTTGCAGACTCGGTGAGTAACCGTGTCGTCAAAGGCATCTCTGGAACAGATAGAATCATTGATTATGCTGATGGACAAGACAGCGAGGCTAGAAGACTTAGAAACGCAGGCGTAGGTTCAGTCGTAGCAGACATCGGTTGGCGCACCTATGGTGGCGAAACAACGGATATTGATCCTATATGGCAGGCACTAGAGCGCGTACGAACATTTTATAAAGCTTTGCGTGCAGTGATGAAAGCCAGTAAGTGGGCTAGAGACAGAAGAGCTAATGAGTTAGTGTATATACGTGACAGTATTGATGCGTTTATGCGTGAACTCAGAGGTAACAATGTCGCTATAGGGTTTGAAATTTATTTTGATATGGAAAAAAACACATTGGCTACGGTCACAGCTGGGAAATTTTATCTTACTGTTAAATGGCAAAACATGCCTTTGATTAGAGAGCTTAATATCGAAATGATTTACACAGATCAGTATGGTGAAGTACTGTTAAATTACATTAATGGAGGTAACTAAGATGCCAGTAGATATCAAAAACCCACGTACGCTGATAGGCTCAGCTGTATACATGGAAGATAACAGATACATAGGAACAGTAGAAGAGATAGAACTTCCAGATTTGGAGTTTGGCACTGTTGAAACAGGTGCAGGCATGAAGCGAGAGCAAGTTGTGCCTGTTTTGGAGCCGATGAAAGCACGTGTGAAAGTGTCAGGGGACAATTATCCTATGGTGAAGTTGTTTGCGAAACAAGTTACTGAGAATGCGACAGTGTTTATACGTAACGACACAACAACTGCTAGACATGATAGTTTGGATGTTACACTCAAGGGTAATGGGAAAATGCTCAAGGCGCCTATACCTGGTGCGGGAGAAAAGATGGAAACGGAAATAGAGATCAATGTCGATGTGTACATCTACATGATCAATGGGCAAAAGTATTATGAAATAGATGCTTTAAACAATGTGCTTGTCATCGATGGTAAAGATTTGATGGCTGAGACTAGAGCAAATCTGTAAGGAGATAGCATGGCAAAAGTAACTGTAACATTTGAAAGAAAAATAGAAGTAGGCGGTAAGGTTTTTGAAGGAGATATGGAGGTTGAGAAGCCAAACACTGGTGTCTTAATGGATGCAGGCAGTATAGCAGACCCAAGTAATCAAGTTGCTTTTACTGTAGCCATTATGGGTGTAGTCCTTGATGTGCCTTTAAACACAATGCGAAGTCTCGAGATTGAAGACTTTGCGGTATTAAAGCGGACGCTGGAGCCAATACTCCCAAAGATGTAGCCCTTCTTAGTTACGAAGGGATTTTGAATGCAGTGATGCATATGGCATCCGTACTGAGTTTTTCTTATCTGGATCAACGCCAAATGGAAATCAATGTTTGGCTTTACTACGTACAAAAAACAATACAGGCTATGGAGGCTAGAAAATGAGTGCAACAATCGGACTTGGCATTGCTATTACGCTTGCTGACATGTTTAGCCCTAAACTCAAACAAGCAGGGAAGGGCTTAGGCAGTTTCAATGCAAAACTAGCAGCTACTTCTACAGCTGCAGTAGGCATCGGGAAAAGTTTAACAGCAGGACTTGGAAAATTTTATGATGCTTTTGGTGAAACAGCGCAAAAACAAGGTGACTTAATGTCACTTGGTGTTGATGCTAAGGGTATGCAGGACATCACGAAAAAAGGATTAAAATTTGCCAATACCTGGTCTAATGTTGTAGCAAAAGATTTCATCGGGGCAGCGTATGATATAAAGTCTGGCATATCATCACTGACTGATGATGGTGTGGGTGAAATGACACGTTATGCGTTACTTACTGGAAAAGCAACGAAGTCTTCTTCGGAAACAATGAGTAAATCATTTGCTCTGGGATATGGTATATTTCGAGATGAGTTTAAAGATGATTTTGACTTTGGTAAAAAGTTTTCTGCCTCATTTGCGGCGACTGTACAACTATTCAGAACGGATGGTGAAGACTTAGCACGCGGTATTTCAAATCTTGGTGCAGTAGCTAAAAGTTTTGGGGTGTCACTTTCCGAAGAATTGTCTGTACTTGGAATGTCTAAAGGTGCGTTTGATTCTGCTGCCGAAGGTGCTACAGGTTATAAAGCCTTTTTGATGGGTGCTACGAAAGCACAAAAGGGGTTAGGCCTTAGTTTCGTTGACAAAAAAGGACAGCTTCTTTCGATAGCAGATATCTTAGACAAAATAAAAAAGAAATTTGGAAAACTAGATGCAAAAGAAATAGGCATCTTAAAAAAAGAATTTGGCAGTGATGAAGCAGTTAAAATTATTTTGGCACTTATCGATAAAACGGATCAACTAAGGGAAAGTCAAAAAAAGTTAAATGATGCACAAAATAGGGGCCTCGACTATACAACAAAGATGGCACAAGCGAGGGAGTATGGTCAAGAGGCCAAACTGTTAGGTGACCAGATGAGTTCTTTAGCATATATTTTCGGAGAAAGGCTTTCACCTGCCATGGGGTGGGTTGCAACAAAAATGGGTAGCCTCGTAACCTGGACGCAAGACTTTGTAAGCGAAAATAAAGAGCTTACAGGCAACATAGCTACAGGTTTAGTCGTATTTGCAGGACTGGCTACAGTACTGGGAACTATCGGTATCGCTGTGGCTGGTATCACATTTGGGATGAAGGCTCTTGGGATTGCTAGCATGGCTGCTTTTGCACCTTTGCTCATCAGCGTGGGACTTGTGGCGCTAGCCGCATACGCTGTCATAGATAACTGGGAACTTGTGAGTACCTTTTGGTCAGGTATGTGGAAAGATTTTGTCAAGGGAGTCAACGAAGCGATAGAGCTTGTGACGACGCTTGGAGGTTTACTTCCAAATGGTGAAGACCAGGATGTTTTGGCGATGAAAAATGGATATATAGGGAATCCTGAAGACGCGGATACTATGAGTAAACAGGTTGATTTTAATGCTATCCCTTCTTTGCCACCTAGTAGTAATTCTGTAGTCAATAATACGACAGTAAATGAGGCACCTGTGAATGTTTACGTGAAAGGAAATACTATCAAAGAACTGACAGATGGTATCAAGAAAGAACTAGATTTGATAGCAAGGGACAAAGAGTCTCGAAGGATCACGTTATGAGGATTATGGCTATTCTTGGTGCATTTGTATTTTCTGCACAGGACAAAGAGTTTCACAAGATGAACAAAACTACTCGATATCACTTTGCCAAAATCGATAAAGTCCATACAGGGACAGAATACCATGCAATCGGTGGCAGAGATGAAACAAGGGTGATGAGTGGTCGCATCAATGCTTTGCAAAGTGGCAGTAACCCTTTAGACGCTTTGGAGATAATGGCTGAGTTGAAATATGCGTATCCTTTGTTTTTAGGTACAGGCAGATACTTGGGTCGCTTTATTATCGAAGATATTAGAACAGTTGAAGAGAAGATCTTAGATAATGGCGCAGCCATACAGGTAGACTTTACCATTACGCTACAGCGTACCGATGGCGGATTACTCTCATGGGTGCAGTCTCTTGGGCTTGATTTAGGCGGTATCTTATGACATATGTTGCCAAAGACTTTGAGAGGCTTGAGGAAATATTTTATAGATTTCATGGGGTTACAGATGAAAGGTACCGTGAATTTTGCGAAAAGAATGTACCTCTGTTAAAAAAAGATTTGCTAGATGCTGGAGACGTAGTTACGCTTTTAGATAGTCTTCCTAAGACTAATGTGAGTTCTGTACAAAGAGTATCACTATGGGACTAACAGGTAGCGTTGAGCGTCCACAGGTAATGCTACTAAAAGACGGTATAGATATCGGACAGAGATTAGCAGAACATTTGGTATCTGTTGAATATATAGATGCCATTGACAATGAAGTTGATGGCCTTGTGCTTACATTTTCTAAAATGTTTTTAGCACCGAAATCTGGAGACAAACTTACTGTGTCAATAGGATTTGGTGCGATCCTGGACCATATCGGTGAGTTTTATGTGTCAGGATGGACAGAGCGCCCTCATGATGGCATTATGATGGTGCGTCTCACGCCGGTAGACTTTTCGAAAGCATTGAAAGAGCGCCGTACTGATGGATATGACAATGTTACGTTAGATAAGTTGTTAGGCATTATTGCTAAAAGGCACACATTACTTGTAAAGAATGAATTAAATGATGTAGCTTATACCTACAAGGCGCAAACAAATGAAAGTGATTTAAGATTTCTGCATCGTCTGGCACAAGAGCATTATGCAACGTTTGCTATTAAAAACGGAACGATTATTTTTAAACCCAAAAGCCTTAATGAAGACAGGACGTCATTACCTCAAGTGTTCGTGAGTGTATCGGATATATCGGATTTGAGTATAGAGTATCAAGACAAAACGCATTATGTCTCAGGGATAGCGAAATTTAGAGATCATTCCACAAATAAAACAATTTCAGTACAAGAAGGAGAAGGAAAACCACAGCTTATAATCGAGGGATCATTTAAAAATATCGCAGAAGCAAAGGCACGTTTACAGGCTGCGTTAAACAAGGAAAACTCTGGAAGAGTACATGGCTATTTTGTGGCAACGACACAAGCAGTTATCGCCGGTGCGATACTCACTATTCAGCTAGAAGACAGAGTAGAGAGTGATTTACAAATAACAGAAGTGCGGCATACGATTGATCACAATGGATATACAAAAGACGTGACATTTAGTCGATAAGGAGAAGATATGGATATAGGAACAGCAACGGTAACAGCAGCGACAAAAGTAGGAGCAATCTCGGCATTGATTACAAGTATTGCGACAGATACAGATCTAATCATGGTGTGTGTTGTCGGTGTGGTAGGAGGGATAGCATATGTTGCTAAGGAATTTGTGGTAGAGGAATTTAAGGAACAACCGATTCGCACAGCTATTAATATGTTAGTGTCTCTTTTGATGGCTATGTCGTTAACAGGTTTCGTGTTCTATGCTGGGAAAGAAGGATTTAACCAACATATCAAAGATGTGGGTACTTATGTTTGGATATTTCTTGCTTTTATGTGTGCTATCAACTACAAACGTGTTGTGTCGTTTTTATCGAATTTAATAGCGATATTTCTGTCAAGAAAGGCAAAAGGAGATGACTAAGATGAAACATTTTATACAAGAAGTTTTGATAGCAGCTTGCCTTGCAGGTGGTGTATACTTATATTTGTATTTTATTAATTTAGTGTAGATCATAATGAAATATATTTATTTATTTATTGTTAACATCCTAATCTTAACTGGATGTAACGACACGCAATATGGCGATAGGAACAATACAATATATCAAGATGCAAATAGTAATACAGTTGTGCCTCCAGATCATAATAGAACAGAGCTTCAGTATGTAGACACGCATATTCCAACTATCAAGTACAGGGATAGAAATGTGACTATTTATGAACCACAAGAAGAATGCCTGGTGAGAGAGTTTGACGCTACATTGTGGGGACGCATCGTGTATGAAGATGGGAAACCATATGCACGCGGTATAGTAAAGGTCAGTAGTGTATCATGGCAAAATTATGCGTTATCAGATGACAATGGGACATTTAGAGTCGGTGTTGTTGGAGACGAGAGGTTTTTTTTCTCAGCAGCTTCTCCGTTTGGGGATTTCGTGTTTTATGTATATGATAATACCCTTGTGGTGCCTGCCTATACGATTGGTCAAGGCTATGAATGCTCTTTTCTGCAAGACATTGTAGACTGTGAAAAATACCCTACAAAGGAATAACTATGTTAAGAGTAATATTATCTCTACTTCCATCGCTTCCTAAAGCTATATTTGCCCTCGTGCTATTAGGCAGTGTCGTATTTACTGTGGATAAGTTTTGTAATCAAGAAAAACGTGTTTTGAAGAAAACGGTTGCACAATCTTTATTAGAAATACAAGGTAAAAACGTCAGTATCCGAAAATTAAACTCGGAAATAACACGCTTGAAAGAAGAGCATAAGCAGACTGCATTTGATATGCTAATAAATTGCAAGCAAACACAAAGGATAATGTTTGAAGACCCTTATGTTGATCTTAATGCCACTCTATTTTTTTAGTGGTTGTACTCAGAAAAATCCACCGAAGCCTATCACCCTATATAAGAGTATGCCTGTGGCGAAACTCAAGTATTGGCAGCATAAGGTCGCAATTCCTGCTAAAGCTCAAATTGACGCACCAATAACCATTAAAGAAGCATATAGCTTACCAGAGAAAGATAGAGCTCGGTATGTTGCTGTAAATGCGACACAGCTGGTAAACGCATCTAAGAAGTCACAGGAGCTTAGAAATACAATAAAGAAAGCTTTAGGAGGCCTCTCTTTTTACGAGTACCAGGTTAGGGTTTTTAATAAACTTTATACGAAAAATATAAGACACTGACATTCTTGCCTTGTTTTTATGACGTTTTTGGTTTGTTCGCACATCAG